CGCACCTGCGTTGAGTATTCGTCTTAATATGAGAACACGCACTAATATCGGTCCGTTTTGCTCTGCGATAACCTTAACTGAACGTAAATGGGCCACTAATTGGACAAATCCAACTATAAGTGGAACCCCTACGAACGCCGCTAAGGCGGACTTCGGTCCAACTGGCGAGCAGTTATATACCGTTCCATTGTCTTATCGGACAATAAACGAGTCTATGACTGATAGTTTAGGTGTAGATGGTCACTTTCGTGACTGTCATCACAGTGTTGAAACGAATGAGTTTTTTAATCCATTATGTAGGACTCTTTTTCCTGAGGCGGCGCAAACAAACGCGTCGCTAGGTAGAGTAACCGTATCAATGATTAATTCGCTCATTACCTTCTCAGCAGCTCCGAGCGTAGATATGGCTGCTATGGCTGATGAAGCCATGGCATTCATGCTCCCTCATGTAAATGAGGGTGATTCGCTCGTTAACTTCGTCCTTGAACTCAAGGACGTAAAGAAGTCTGTGTCGAAGGCTGGGATCGCATTGTCTCGTGTATTTGGGAATCCTAGAAATCTAGCGGGGAAAATGTTAAACCCCCGAAGGATAGCTAGTTACTCAGATATCAGCTTCAAGCTGAGGCCAGGGCGGAAAAAGTTGTTGAAAGACATCTTAGATCGCTTGGCCGGAGCACACCTGGAAGGCGTATATGGAGTACAATTAACCGTTAAGGATATTGTCTCTATGTATACTAACTTGGCGGAACTTCAGTACAAACTGAAAGTTCTGATGCAATATGCGGGTCGTCCGCAGGTCCGTCACTATAGACGGTTTATTCCGGCTTCGGCCGGAGTTCCTGCGAATCGGGAATGGAGATACATGAGTCTAGTAAACAATAGTTGGTTAACCAACATGTCATTAGATTCATCGCCGCAACCGCGGCCACTCATCATGTCCTTCAAAAGGACACGGTGGGTTCTCCGTCCCGTCTACCACGCAACGATGAGGTATATATACACCTTACCGTTAGTGGAGGAAGCACATAGGAAAGCTTCAGACCACTTCTCTTCTTTAGCTAATGAGCTTAAGAAGGTTGGTGGTCGTGGCGTTGTGGTAAACTTCTCCGATCAGGAGGAGTTTACAGACGCTGCAATGAAGGACAGCCTAGGTCTAAGGTTAGACCCCGGTATTGTTTGGGATGCAATCCCACTTTCCTTTATCGTCGACTGGGTTGTCGACGTGAGTAGTTTCTTGCATTCATTTGCAAGGGATAACTTCCCAATTGAGACTAAAGTAACGGACTTTTGCCATAGCGTGAAGTACCATTACGAGGCTGAGATTTCTCAGATGTTCCAGTGTAACTCGACGACGCAATTCGTTCCTGCTCCATTTTCTGAATGGACAGACGTAAAGCACCGTTTGAGAGACCCTGGAATTGTCTATAGGAGAACATTCAAAGCCTATGACCGTGTCCGGTTCACACCGGGTACCCACATGGTCGCAATCAAGCGATTAAAATTACGACAGGCTGCCATTGCTGGTAGCTTGTTATTAACTAGATCGTTGACTGCGCGTAGATAGCGTCATGGTTTTCCATGGCGTGCACTTTGTCGGTGCAATAAGGATGCTTAAAGCATCCGAATATTATCTACCAGCTGGAATCCGAGAAATCGGATCTCAGTCTAGCTTCAGTGGTATAGCTACTCCATAAGGAAGCTATGAGTTTTGGGGAAAGTGCTACTATGCGTAATGGCAAGGTAGTACTGAAACCAACGAGAGGCTTATCATAGCCTGGCTCATAGTTGAACCGAAAAGAGTGGTGTGAACATTGAAGTAACTGCTAATAAACCTTAAAGAAAGGCATAATAACATGTTAACCTCAGACTTAGTCGTTACCGATAGTGGTAGCGTCACGAAACCCGGTGCCGAGGGAGCGAAAACTTACGCTCTCGTAGCATCTCTCATAGACGGCAAGACACTGCGACGCATTGCAGCCTCTGCTACAACCGTTCCCCATGAATTGAGTATTTCACATACTCTATCAGGGAGCGGTTTTAAGCAGCGCTGTCGTACGTTGGTCCGCTTGGATATTCGTCGGCTTGACACCGACACTTCCTTGACTGGTGGTGTTGTACCATCAGCAGCGGTCTACTTAGTGGTAGACCGTCCGATTCAATCGAACGGTTATATCACTACTGCGCATCTTGATACAGCTATGTCTGGCGTTGTCGACACTATTTTGGTGTCGGGCGCCTGGGCAAAGCTGCTCAATATGGAGGCTTAATCCTAGTATGAACGCCGTGAGGCGTCCAGAGGCTAGGACTCGGGTAAGAACCCGAGTTGCGTCCATCGTAGTAATCAGAATACGGAAGCTTAGTCGCAACCGCAGTTGGATTATTACGTTGTCGTTTGGAGGTCTGAGACGAAGGGTCTCAATGAGGTTAGTTATTATGCTCGGAAGGCTACTCTAAAATGAGAAACCGGAAGAGCCGGGCCGAAGATTTCTATCTTCGGCTTTTCATAGCTAGCCTCACTGAAGTGGCTAGTGCATCTGCATATTCGGACGTTGAGTTCAAACGTGATCTTCGAGAAATCGAAAATCGCGTTTGCCATGAAGGATTAAGTTTCTTAACAAAAACTGTTCCTTCCTTAGCAAAGGCGGTTGACACTGCCTTAGCTAATGCTAGTCCCGTACGTATCCGCGGCTTCTGTCTGAAGCGTGGATCGCAATTGCCCCTATTTCTAGGGTGGTTGCTACGGAACATATTCAACGATACCGGCTGTGAACGCAGTGATGCGTGCACAGATTCACTAAAATGGCTGCGACAAGTTTGCACATTATTGTACAAGCTTGAAGTGCCGACTACCGAACAACAAAATGAAGACACAATCGCTACATTCGTTGAAACAGACAACTCCCTCAGCAAAACGTACGAGGTGCTTGAAGAATCTGGAGATAATGCTAAACAGCATGCTCCCGACCTTCGAGAACCTATACCCGTTGTACCAGATTCGAAAGAACTGGTCACCGGAGTGGTACATGGGGGATACCGAAATGTCTCAATGGATATGGGACCAGAGCGTAGATTATGCGCGCAGATCCCAGCCGTCAATAGTTCATCTCCTCGAAGGAGATCCGAACGATTTGACAGCCATGCATCAGATACCGATGAGGTATCGCATGATCCCAGAGACAGTTCTAGCGCAGAATCCGACACTCGTTCGTATCTTTCAAAAGAACGACGAGTGGACGACTACGCTAGGTTCCAATGGATACAACAGGCCGCCATTCTCGTCAAGAGAGTTGCGGCAATGGTGGATCCTAAGGCTGAGCCTTTCAGGGCTCGCCACGGAACCGGTAGTGTTAGCACTGGTGAAGACCCTCATGAAAAGGCCGTTTTTCAACGGTACTACCATGATCTACACAAGGTATTTCCCTACGGGGAGTACTTTATGTATAGTTGGGGTCACTATGCCGACACGTTCGACGTTAAATCCCTGGAGGAATTTAGACACGGCACTGCTAAAGTGGTGCTCGTGCCTAAAGACTCTCGGGGACCTCGGTTAATATCGTGTGAACCCTTGGAGTACCAGTGGATCCAGCAAGGCTTACGCCGACAGCTTGAAAGAGCTATCGACGAATGTCCATTAACGCATGGGCGGATAAACTTCCGTAACCAGGCCATTAACAGAGACTTAGCATTGCGGGGTTCCAATGGTGAACCCTGGGTAACATTAGATATGAAAGACGCGAGTGATAGGGTGACATTAGCTTTAGTCAAGCTATTGTTTCCTGAACCGTGGTTGACGTGCCTTTTGGCATCGAGAACTCCGGCCACTCGCCTCCCGTCGGGAGAGGTGCATACCATGAACAAGTTCGCTCCTATGGGAAGCAGTTTATGCTTTCCAGTTGAGTCGCTTGTTTTTTGGTCCCTCTCTATTGCAGCCATTATGAGAACACATGCGTTGACTGCCTCTCAGGCGTCAACGTTGATGTATGTGTTCGGAGACGATCTCATTGTACGTCGTGAAGTTTACGCGACAGTACTGCAGCACCTGCCACTCGTTGACCTCAAATTCAACGAGTCTAAATGCTGTGTGGCGGGCTCCTTTCGGGAGTCTTGCGGATGCGATGCCTATAAAGGCGTCGATGTCACCCCTCTTCGAGTGAAGAGCACATGGGATCCCTCTATTGGTACGTCCATTGCTTCATACGCTGTGTTACACAACGCAGCGATGGACCGTGGCATGTTTCACTTGGCAGATTGTGTGAGCGCTGAAATGCGCAAGCACATAAAACTTCCATACGCTGAGAGCGCGGAAGTTGGATATGTCTGTCTAGTGGATCACCGTAAAACGGCAGCTCAGAGGCGACGTCACAACAAGCAATTTCCTCGGCGTTATAACCGAGGATTGCAACGTTGGGAAATACGTTCGTGGGCTGTCCACACTCGCCCTTATCAGGCCAGTGTACCGGGTTGGGCGGAGATGCAACGAATTGCATCTCTCTCGGGTATTAGTTCGCAAGAAGCGGACGAATACTGCTTGGCTCCTGTTAGCGCGGAACTCGTGAGAGTTCCTCCGACCAGTAAGAACTATAAAATGTTCTTGCCTAGGAAGCTAATGGTTACGGCATACCAATATGCCTTTCCGCGTCAGGCTACCCTGAGACGCGGATGGTTTGCGACTTAATTGTCCGCAAAGAGAC